TAGTACAAACAACAACCGGATCATTCTAAGGAGATAAATTCACATGGCTAAACTTCGAATCACTAGGGCTACCGGCGAAGTAACGGATCATCCGATTACACCGGCGATTGAAATGGCCTTTGAGTTGCATTTTAAAGCTGGAATCCATAAAACATTCAGAGAGCAAGAAAAGCAATCTGACATTTATTGGCTAGCTTGGGAATGCCTTCGTAGAGCAGATGTAACAGTGCCAGTCTTCGGCCTGCCGTTCGTGGAAACACTTACAAAGGTCGAAGTGCTGGACGATGATGCAAATTTTTAGATAGAGGTTCGATGCACTACACCATCGCCGCAATTAGCGTCGAAACGGGTATCGCACCTCAGTATTTACAAGATTTGGATCAAGAAACTTACAAAGCAATCATTCAGGTATTAAAAGATCGAGCAGAGGAATATAAACGTGCCAGTAGAGGTAAAGGGTCTAATAGAGCTTAAAAGAGCTTTAAAAGATTATGCGCCTGAACTTGGCGAGCAATTAGATGCAGAAGTTGGTGCAGCTTTGCATGGGGTTATCACTAAAGCTCAAGGTTACGTACCCAGCACAATTATTGGTTTGTCTAATTGGGGTTATCGTAAACGCTCAGAAACTAATGGTGCTGGCTTACGTAAATTTCCTTTGTACTCACCACTTAAAGTAATTAGAGGAATTGGTTTAAAAACTACACCACGTAGAGCCAATAGAGCTGGTTTCAAAGCGGTTTATTACATTTACAATAAAAATGCGTCCGGTGCTATTTATGAAACAGCAGGCCGTAAAAATCCAGGTGGACAACCTTGGGTCGGCCCTAATTTTAGTAAAACAAACCATAAAGTTTCACATTCCAGCAATCCAAATGCCGGTCAATGGTTTGTAGGACACATGGGCGAAATACATCAAGGCAATATAGAGTCAAGTACAAAAAAAGGCCGTTATATGAAAGGCCGTTTGATTTATCGAGCCTGGAGTGAAGATCAAGGCAAAGCAAATGCAGCTGTAATGAAAGCCATTGAAAAGACCACTCAGCAATTTTCTAAAAAACAATACTTTAGGAAGGCCGCCTAATGTCAGTTGTTATTGATATTACCTCACAATTTACTGGTCAAAAAGCATTTAGACAAGCCGAAAGTGCAGCCGACAAATTAGGCAAAACAGTCAAACACGCTTTAATTGGTGTTGGTGTTGCAGCCTTTGCTAAATCAACGATTGATGCATTTGCTGCTCAACAAAAGCAAGTGGTTTTATTTAACAAAACTTTAAGAAATCTTGGATTTGAATTTGCAACTAAAGATTCGTTGGCGTTTTTGAATACCTTAAAAATGCAAACCGGAGTTACGGACGAACAATTATTGCCGGCTTATGAGCAACTTTTGAGCACTACTCGAAGCCTTGCTGCTAGCCAAAATTTAACTAACGTAGCGATGGATATAGCAGCGCAACAAGGAATTAGCGTCACTCAAGCCGCAGATGCTTTAAGTAAGGCTTACTTGGGTAACACCAAAGCATTAGGAGCGTTAGGTCTAGGCATTAGCAAGGCTACTTTAGCTTCGGGAAATTTTGCAGAAATTCTAAAAGAAATATCTCAAGTAACAAAAGGTGCAGCCGCTGCAGCTGCCGATACATTTGCAGGAAAAATGGCAAGATTAAAAGTGGCAGTTGATCAAGCCAAAGAAAGTATTGGTGCTGGATTAGTAGGCGCATTAATGGAAATTACTAAATCTAATACCATCGATGAATTACAAACTAAATTTATGAATTTTGGCAATTCTGCGTCTGCTGTATTAGAAAAAATAGGCAAATTTATTGGCGACAATATAACTTTAATGAAAGTATTTGGTACAGCTGTTATTGCGGGTTTTGCAATTACAAAAGCGGCTGCATTTATTACTGCATTACAAGAAGTTATTAAAGTTGTTAAAGTTTTACGCAACAGTTCAATCGCAGCAGCTATTGCTGAAATGTTTATGATTAACCCTATTGGTGGTGCAGCTATGGCTGCGGCCATGCTTTTGACTATTGCTGGAATTATTAAAAGCGTAGATATTTTGACTGACAAAGCAAATGCAGCTAAAGATGCCCTTGCTGGCGTAACAAATCCTTTTGCTGATGGATCAGACCGAGGCGGTGCTGCTAAATATGCAGACAGTGCTGCCGAGCGAGCTGCAAAAGATGCTAAAGAAGTAGCCGCTGCACAAAAAGCTGCTGCACTTGCTCAGCAAAAAACAGCAAGAGATCAACTAGCCCTAGCTCGGGCACAAGCCACACTAAAGAGATCAGGCACTGTCTTAGACATTGATCAGGCACAAATTTACGCAGCCCTACAAGGCAAAATAACTGAGCAAGAAAAAATTAGATTAGAGCTTCAATTAGCTTTAATTACAAATAATGCAACGGCAGCTGATCAATTAAGCCAACAATTATTAACATCTCAATTACGGACTACTGACTTGGCAACTACTATAAACAATTTGCCTAAAGCCTTAAATCCATTTTCAGAATGGCCACAATATATTCAAGACTTAATTAAACAAATGGCTGGGTTGAGTGTGGCTATACCAACACCCGTTGCACCATCAAATAATTCTAATTTTAATGCATTTGAAAATGCACCTAATTATGGAGCGTTTAGAGAATCACCATTTTTACCAAAGAGCACATCGATGCCATCCCTAGGATACGCCGATGCATCAGGATCAGCACAGGCATCAACGACAAATAATTATTTTGATTTTAACAATGTTGTTGATCCAAATTCTGTAGTACCCCTAGTTCAACATGCAATTTTAATGATTAATCGGAATGGAAATTCAACAGTGCCAGCCGGACAAGGTTTCTAATGGCCGTACCAACAGTTACAGCTGTAATTAACTTTTCAACGGGAGCTTCATTTGCACAGGCATTCGTAATTGGAAACGGAATCCTTGGCACTAACGTATTGGCTGACTCGACATCTCTAGTGGTTGATGTATCTGACCAAGTGGACTCAATACAAACTCAACGTGGTCGTAATGCCATCGCAGATCAATTTCAGACTGGCACTATGTCCATGCGTATTGTTGATCAAAATGGTGATTTTAACCCGCAAAATACATCATCACCTTATTACGGCTATTTAACGCCGATGCGTAAAGTGCAGATTTCTGCATCATGGAATGGAACCAGTTACCCAATTTTTGCTGGATTTATTACTGGATACAACACGACCACTCCAAAGTATGTTGGCGATGTTGTTTACACAACCATCACAGCTGTAGACGGAATGCGCTTATTACAAAATGCCCTGGTTACATCCATAACAGGTGCATCTGCCGGTGATAATTCAGGCACTCGGATCAATCAAATACTTAACACTATTGGCTGGCCTAACTCAATGCGATCTATTCAGACTGGCAACTCAACAGTGCAAGCAGATCCAGGCAGTACCCGATCAGCATTAGCAGCTGCGCAGACAGTTCAGACTACAGAGTACGGAGCCTTTTACATAGACCCGTCCGGCATCGTTACTTTCAAAAATCGTAACTACTGCACAAAGACTCCAGCTAACACCCCGACTTACTTTAATGACAATGGCACGCAGATTTCCTATTTCAATGCGCAGTGGCTATTAGATGATCAACAGATCGTCAATCAAGCCAGCATTACAGCTACAGGATTGGCCACGCAAACAGCTGTTAATACAGCCTCAGTCAATAAATACTTCGCACACTCTTATTCTCAAACAGATTTGCTAATGCAGACAACAACCGATGCGGCTAACTACGCCCTGGCATACGTTGCAAGTAGAGCGGATACCTCTATTAGATGCGATGCAATTACCTTAGACCTTTACTACGCAAATTATAACGCAGGTATAACAGCAGCTTTGGCACTGGACTATTTCAGCCCAGTAACCATTACAACTACTCAACCAAACGTGGTTGGTACATCATCCATTACCAAGAATTTACAGGTGTTCGGTGTTATGCACCGAATAAGTGTGAACTCATGGAAAACAACCTTTACAACATTAGAGCCAATTATCGATGGTTTTATTGTCGGTTCTAATCTGTATGGTGTTTTAGGTCAAAACGTTCTAAGTTACTAAGGAGAAAAAATGGGAGCAGGATTTCCAGTTAAAGCCAATTACGCCACTGGCGATGTTTTAACTGCAACAAACATGAATGATCAAGCTGGAACACTTAATTACATTGATCCAACCGGAAAAACTAATGGATATGTATTAACTCGAAATTCATCGGCAACTGGTGGCTTGGAATGGGCAGCGGCTGGCAGCGGTGGTGGTGGTTGGACATTATTGTCAACTACAACCTTGTCAGGATCTTCTACTTCAATCAGTATTTCAGATACTTCATATTTGAATTTAGGAATAATTATTTCTGATTGGCAAACAACCACATCAACTGATATGAGTTGGAATATGAAGGCAAATGGCCTAACTTCAAATTATGATTATATTGGAGTGGCAAATTATTCAAGAGCTTATGCTGGAAATGTTGGAAACTGCAGCACAGGAGATGCAAATATTGGAATGTCATATTATGACTGGGCTGGTAACAATCAAGCAAATTCAGCTTTCATAACAATTTTTGCTTATGCTGACACAAATAGTTGGAAGTCAGTTAATTACAATATATCAGGCAGAGCAAATAATACATATCCGATGGCTATGTCTGCTGCTGCATCAATAAACACAACAAGTGCCATTTCATCGATTGTTTTCAGCACGAATCAAACCTGGGGTGGCGGAACAGTAAAGGTATACGGAATCAAATAATGACAAAACCTAAAATAAGAATCCATGACACAGAAGCCGATAAAATTATTGATCGTGAAATGACTGATCAAGAATTTGCTCAATGGGAAGCTGATAACGCAGCCTGGGAATTAAAAAAACCAAAAGAATAATAAATGACCCTATTATCAAGTAACGGCTGGACTGCTAGTCAGGACAAGGCTGAAATTGGTATTAAGAGCTATTTAGTACCAGGCACAAATGTAAAACTTCAATGTGCCCAAGATGCTGCTCCCCTGCTTATTGCATTCTGTGCAGAGTTCCACAAACTAATTGAACCAATCGATGAAGGTGCATTAGATGACTGGGGCTATTGCTTCCGCATGGTAAGAGGTACCACTGACAAATTATCAAATCACTCATCCGGCACAGCTGTAGATCTAAATGCGCCTAAACATGCTCTAGGCAAAGTAGGTACTTTTCCAGCTGAAAAGGTGCCAATGATCAGAGCCCTGGCTAATAAATACGGCCTTAAATGGGGTGGCGATTACACGACCCGTAAAGATGAAATGCACTTTGAAATAAATTTAGTGCCTGCGAAAGCCGCAGCACTAATACACAAGTTAGGACTCAGTTATGAAATATAAACAAATGTTTCTTTCATGGCTAAGGGCTTCACTGGCATCAGCCGGTGCTTTATACATGGCAGGTACGACAGATCCTAAGACTTTAGGTTATGCCGCACTGTCAGGCTTTATCGGGCCAATCCTTAAATGGCTTGATACATCTGCACCTGAATACGGCAGATCTAAGTAAATGAGTGGACTTAATTGGGCTGGCGTAGCTGTGGCCATTTGCACCTTGATTGGCTTCTATGTTGGCTCAATTAAGTGGTTAGTCAAACATTACTTAATAGAGCTAAAACAAAACTCCGGATCATCCATTAAAGACCAGGTAACCAGGCTTGAATCTAAGGTTGAGGTTTTGTATGAAATAATGATCCATAACATGAAGGATTAGCCAACCAGTTTTGGCACATTTTGTTTTACATCTTTTAAGTGCATAGCCAATCTATGCTCATCCACAGCTATACGATTTACAGGTGGCGTGGATGCTGGCGATTTTAGCCAACCATGATTAAGGTCGTATAGATCTTTTGCCCTAGTTACAGCTGCAAGTAACCCCGACATCTGATCGCCATTGACCATGATCTCAAATTGGCGCAGGTTATTACCCAGCCTATCCCCAGGTGCTGACTCACTCATAACAATCAACAAATCACCTGGGTTTATTACCCGATCATCTTGCCCAAATACAAAAGTCTCCATGCGGGACTTAAAATTAACTTCGGTCATAGCTCTTATACGTCCGGCTGAATTGGTCATAGATGCTCCAACAAATTGAACATTTACTGCGTGTTGGATCTTGCAAAATGTCAGTCGCCCAATTTACAATTTCCAACGTGAGCTGGTGGTCAGCTCATTCGCAGTAAATTAGGGGCTAGATAAAACGTAGATCAAGAGGATGAACAGACATTGTTTAGCGTCTGATAATCCATCTATCTACATTATGTAAAGTAAAAGTGAGCGTAGATCCTCCACTTTACTTAACA